TTCCAACTTGGTACTCTCCTGTGAGTTTACAGTTGAGTCCCAGTTCAGTTCCTGCTGCTTCCAAGCAGGAGACTGCAAGTCTTCCGTACTTGTCTGCGTGGTCTGATCTAACTTCCGCTTGTACTTCGTCATGGATGTTCCCCACAAAGTAATAGTCTAATTTCCACATTGTAGCATACTCTTCCAGCAAACACATTGCTTTCTTCATAACAATTGCACCGGCACTTTGCAGTAAAGTATTGAGTGCAGAGTGTGCTGACCTAATATGTAACAACCTGCCGTCTAAGCCTTCAATAGTTCCTTGCTCTGACTCTCTGACAATTCTGTCTTTAAGATCTGAATATGCTGTGAGATTAGACATAAATCGTTCTCTAAGTGTTTTACCAGCAGCTCTGCCTGCTGAAGCCACTGTTCCAAGTTTCTCATCTCCTGCCCCGTAGAGAAGTGCGTAGATGAAAGTCTTTGCCTGATCTCTTGATTCAAGTCCTGCAAGGTGTTGGTTAGCAGTGTGGATGTCTCCGTTAATGACTTCATTTGTGTATTCCTTATCGTCCATGTAGTGAGCCAACATGCGTAGCTCTAGGCCACTAGCGTCAAACCCTACAAGTTTATAGCCTTCTCTGGCAACCCAACACTGTCGGCATTCCTTGCCATACGGTGAGTAGCTTGCCGGTACTTGGGCCAAGTTTGGTTTAGAATGTGTCATACGACCAGTAACAGCACCGTTGGTGTTAACATAGCCATGCACTCTGTCGGTGTCTGGGTTAGCTTCATCTACCCATGACTGCACTTGAGCAACACGCTTTTGTAACATCAGGTACTCAGCGATCAACGCTGCCTGTGGTATGTCCTTCACTGTAGACAACACTGCTTCATCTACTATTGGCTGACCTGTTGGTGTTAGCTTTTTAGGCTTCCATCCAAAGTCCTTCAAGTACTCACCTATCTGCTGACGGGAGCCAAGGTTGAATGGCTTGAGTACCTGTCGCATGAAAGGTTCTCTGTTGCCTGACTGCTGCACCTTCTGGTACTCATCGTCAGTGAGTCCTACCTTAGACAGGCTACCGTCCTTCTTGGTCTTTGGCACTACCTGCTTAACGTCAACCCACTTAGGCTTGAATACCTTGTGTACTTCATCCTCCACAACAAGCTTGCGCTCCTTCAGGGTAGCAAGCAAATCCATAGCATGTCTCATGTCCAAAAGCCAACCATTACGTATCTGCTTCTGCACAATCCACTGCGTCTCGTGCTCAAGGGCAATAGACTCCTTGCTAAACTTGCTTAGCTCTAGCTTCATCTTGTTGTATGCCTTAGCTGTCACACGGACATCTTGGATACAATAAGCAACCATCTCATCGGACAGGCAAGTCCAATCACTGTGATCTCCTTTAGGGAATCCCAGGATTTCACCCCAGTTAGACAGCCTGTGGCCTCCTTCACGTTGTGGGTTAGCAAGACGGGAGAGCACTAATGTGTCCTCTACTCTGCTCTTGTCCACCGTGATGCCCCATAGCTTCTCTAACACCGGCATGTCAAAGCCTATCAGGTTGTGCCCCACTACAGGGAAGTCACCTGAGAGAGCCTTTGCGAGGCTTTCACGGTCGTAGTGTTCCTGTACCACATCGTCCTGCATAGTTACTGCTAACCATATGGTGTCAGGATCAAGACCGTTAGTCTCTATGTCCAAGAACATTGGTTTATAAGGCACTGTCTACATCCTTCGGCTTACTTGTCTCTGACATTCTACCAGTAAAGTTATCGTACTTCAGGTAGCAACATGCACCAGTTAGCCCAGAGTAACGGTTCTTGAGCACACGCACTGTTGTCGTGTTACGTCGTTCAGGGTTATCGTCCTGTTGATCACGCTCCAAGCCAATGACCATATCAGACAATTGTGCTATAGCCTGCGAACCACGCAGTTCACTTAGGCTAATCTGCCCACCGTCCTCGTGTGCCTTGCCTTGGGTACGCTTCAGGTGCGACACAAGGAACAGGCCTACGCCTAGCTCCTGCACCAGTGACCGTAGCTTGGTCATGATAGCATCAATAGCTTTGCGCTCATCACCGTTGTCCTGTGCTGACACAACGATGGACAGGTGATCTAGGATAATCCACTTGCAGTCCAGCGCCTTAGCCATGTACCTGACCCTAGCCAATAGGTTGTCCTCGCTGGTGCTGCCCCAGTGGTCAAACAGGTAGAACCTGCCGGTACCAAGGGTGTCCTCCCAGTAAGGAAACGCTAGTTCTGGATCAAGCTCCTCCTCAAGGTGCAAGGGACAGTCTGCCTCTACTGACATGATGCCTAGCGCAGTCCGAGCAACATCCTCCTCCAATGCTAGGATTCCAATGTTGTCCTCCGTTGCCCTGAGCAAGTAGTGCTCTAACTCCCTGACCATCTGAGATTTACCCATGCCTGACCCTGACGTTATCGTCACTAGCTCGTATGGTCTAAATCCCTTCGTGTAGGTGTTGAGTCCCTGCCAAGGATACGGTATTGACTTTACCTTGATCTTGTTGGTTAGGGCATCCCATGTGTCACTGCCTTGGATGATACCATCAGGCTGATAGACCTTGGAATTCCACCACGCCGCAGTGAAGTCTCTCACCTTGTTAGCTACCAGCATCTCACTAGCGTCCTTCAAGGGTAGCTTGACTATCTTTAGCTTGCTTGGTGAGAACAAGTCCTTGATATCATCTATGGCCTGCTGGCCTGCCTTGTCACCGTCAAAGCAAACAACCACGTTGTCATAGCCTTCAAGGAAATCCAGGTTCTCCTTGATCTCCTTAGCTGCTGACGATGCTCCGTTACGCAATGAGACTACATCCCACTTGCGCTCAAACATCTCAGACACACTAAGGGCATCTAACTCACCTTCTGTGATTGTTATATACTTACCACCACCACGGCACGTTTGCTGTCCGAACAGACCTACATTAGTGGTCATGTCACCTGTAGCATGGAAGTCCTTGGTCTTCACATGACGTATCTTGGTGGCTTTCAGTTCGTCGCTGTCAGTGCTGTAGTACGGGTAGATGTGTTTTGCAATCTCACCGGAGGCATTGTACTCCACCATGACATTGTACTTCCTACAAGTCTCTTGGCTGAGTCTCCTGTCCGGTATTGCTGCTATGACTCCCGATGCTGTCATATCTTCTAATGGCCTCCTTGGTTGGGGCTGTAGTTGAACTACGTTGCCATTCACATTTTCGTGGTGATTGCACCCTGCTGCAAAACAATGAGCCGACCCGTTGCTATAACGGGCCAGCGCATCACTTGAGCCACACTTAGGGCATGGCTCATGTTTTACAAAGGTGCTCTTTTCTCCACTATAGGTCGGCATCTATGCCGTTACTGTCTTCGGCTACTTCCACTACCCGTACTGCGTTTAGGTAGGTCGGTGTGCCGTGTACAGGGTGTGGTGTTGCTGTCTTATAGCTAAGACGCACCACAGATCCTCGCGGGATGTTACCAACGAAAGGTTGGTCGTTAGCATCAATGACTTTTACATTGAACTTGCTGGTGAACTTCCGCTGTTTGTTACCTTCGTACTCCCGTAGCTTAACACCCTGCTCAGCTAACAAATCAGCGTTATCATCGTCCAAGGTGATAGTCAAGGTGTACTTGCCTGTGTCCTGTCCGTTATAAACTTCTGTGCTGTCCAAGTGAGCAAATGCTGCTTTACCACTAACTACTGCCATATCAATTACCTCTAAGGTTTACTTTAGTTTACTAAAGAGAGCTAAAGAATAATCATTATGATAATCACAATGTGTTCTTCGCTCTCTTGAGTCTATTATACATGAATCTGACTCATGCGGGCCTGGATCATCATGAAAATAATTCATGTTGGGATGTTAACCGTTTCACCTCCTCAAGTCTCTTAACTAAATCTTGCACTTCGTTATCGTCTACCTTTTGGTTTGGAAACCTTGCTTTCAGTGATTCCACGTTGCAAGGGTTGCACAAATCTAGCTTGTCTTTGTCCTCAAGTAGTACATTGCAGGCTTTACAGCGCATTAGTGTACCTCCTGTGACTCATTACCTACTAATTGCGCGTACAAGCACTCTAAATCGTCCGTAGAGCGGTTTTCTAGGTCATCGTGTACGTAGGCACTGCACATTGCTAACATCTCGCTAACGGGCATTACGTTAAGCCTGTACTCACTCAAGGTTTGCACAATAACATCACGCCTGTTTTGTTCTGGATCTTGTTCGTTACTGTCTGTAACATCTTCGTCCCAATATGTTGTGCTCATTTGACCACCTCAGTCAGCCCATGCCAATCGTTTATGGCAAAAGTAATTTCTTTGTCGTGCGGTATGTACCATGACCTCAAGCCAAGGTGTACACCAGTATACGAGCGTCCTCTTGTCAGGCCGTATCTTCGCTTGTGTTTTCTCAGTCTGTAAATCATGTCCCTTGTCTCCTAATTTTTGTTGATCTTGAATACATACACATCCTTTTTGCTAGGGTGCATGTACAGGCTGTAACGCCCTTTACAGTATACATGAGCGGCGGTCTGTACGTTAGCTCTTTTGGACTTCTCCACTAAAAACCACTCGCCTTGGCGCATCCCTAGCATTAGTGGTTTCCAGGTTCCTTGATTACGTCGGTACAATTGCTTCGGCGCTACTGTGTTTGTTACTTTGTAAAATTTCATTGGTTAGTTTCCTTCTGGTTTTGGTTTAGTTTAACTCTTCTTGCCACTGATTGCACTTGGCGCAATAGTGACCGTCGGGGTATTGTTCCACGGTTCCACGTCCCGACAGGCTTTCATATTCTGCCGGTACGTATTCCCATTCATGATTGCATTCTTCTACTGGCTCAGGTCTTCGCATAGCATCCGCAAGGGCTTTAATTTCCTCCGCTAGTTCTAGTATTGATTTGTCGCTGTGGTTTCTTCTCATGATGTCACTCCAAGTAATAGCGCCCACGTTAGGTAAACGCCAAGAATAATTGTAACGGCTGCTGTTGTTTTGTTCAACACTGCAAAAACCAGGTTTTCGTGCTGTTGCTGTTCGCGCTCTTCGCGCCTGGAGAGTGTGTGGTCTGTCTTCATCGGTTCAAGTCCTGTTTGTTAAACCCATACTCCGCAAGCCTACTGAATAGCAGCGCCTCGGTCAATTCTTTGTCCGACCTGTTGGATCGGTTGTTAAGTGATATGGTGTCAGCCCAAGCGATCTGTAGGCGCACTGGCGGCTCCGTGTCTATGCGGACATTGTAAAACTTTTGCGCTGTATGGCAGACCTCTATACAAGCTAGGTCGCCATGCTTGTTGGTAATTGTTCTCATGTCAAAAGGTCTCCGTCGGTTGTGTAGTAGTCAGTAGGGCCAAATGCCTCTGCTATTGCTTGGAACTTGTCAGCGTAGTTGCCGATGCTGTAACTGTAGACTTTAGGACGATCCCAGAAACCGGTGCCGTGACCATTGCGTGACAAGTAGAAGTCATGCGCTGCTTGTTGCCTGTTGTCATCATTCAAGTAGCAGTCAATACGCGACAGGAAAGCCAAACAGTCTATTGTGGCTTCTCTGTGACAATCTTCGTCAAGTTCTTGTGGTTCAATGTCAGCCACCCAAAAGGCTGTGTCTAGGTATTGCTCCAAGAAGTTTGCTTCTTTGTCTGTCAGTGTAATTGTTGTCATGCTGTTATGCTCCAAAGTTAAAGCTACTGGTGTTGGTGTTAGTCTGCAAGGCACTGTCTCTTTTGTTTGGTATGCCGTAGATCTTAGCTAGGCGTTTAAGCTCTGCTTTGTATTTTTCTTGGCTATAGGTTAGCAGTTGCTCGTTGCCGTTCAAAAAGATTTTGTAAGTAAAGCTCATGCTGTTATGCCTCCGTCGCATGTTCTAGGATCTCGTCTACTCTGACACAGTGAATCCATGATGTTACTATGTCCCCCAGTAGGCTGGCTGGTATGTTGTCCAGCAGGCTTTCCAGATGCTCTGAGATGGCTTCCTCTGTTAGGTTGTCATCTTCCCTGAGCATGTCCAGAGTGCCGTCGTTGTCCAGCCACAGAGCAGCCTGCCATGTCTCAAAGTTGCACCATCCGTTGTGTGTTGTGTCGCTCATTGTCGTTTCCCTTCTCTGTTGTTGTGTTTGGCGTAATGCTGCCACTGATAGCCCCTGAATGCAAGGGCTATCTATAGAGCACTAGGCTACTGTTAAACTTTCTATTGTGTTGTAAAATACAGCCGCAAGATTGGAGCCCTTTAACGACAGGTTTATTCTGTCGGCTGCTTTCTCCGCCTTTTCTACGCTTTCTGCTTTATATATTCCCGCTGCACTGTTTAGCTGCCAGACAGTAACGATTCCTTCGTTGTCGTATGTAGCGCCCCATGCGTCGTAATAGTTAGCCATCTGTTTTATTACCTTGTTTATTGAATGTGGAACCATAATGCCGGAGCACTAACACAAAGACAAGATATTTCTTAGACCATATTGTTATAAGACTCCAGGTTCTTATGTCTACTTTAGAGAACCTTATTGGCTACTATATAGGCACACACTCTTCAGCATTCTCAAGCGCCCCTAAGTCTAACTGTTAGCGCCAGGTGGTGCCCCTAAGTCTAACTGTTGTACTCTGTGGTGCACCTAAGTCTAACTGTTGGGCTAAGGGTGGGCTAACAGATTGAGTACGGGGGAGGCCTGTGGCTGCGTATGATTATTGTAGTAGGCACTCCAGTACTCAAAAGTAGAATTTAGAAAACAACAGTAAATTAATAAAAAAGTAAGCATTTACTAACTTATGTAACCTCTTGTTAACACAAGTAAAGTCAAAACTTTGACTCAGTCAAGAAAATAACAGTAAAAAGTACTTGACAAACGCTAAAAAGTATGCTATAATAAAGAGGTATCTTAAAGAATGTTAAGGTAAATACATTATGGATAATCAAGATGATCCTCCTAAGCGTAAAAGGGGTAGACCTAGGAAGGGTGAGATAGTTGAGAAGACTACTGGCTCTAGAGGTAAGGTAGGTAGACCTAAAGGTGATGCTTCAATTATCAATGAGTACAAGGCTAGGATGTTAGCTAGCCCTAAGTCCCGTAGAGTATTAGACAGTATATTTGATGCAGCACTTAATGATGACCATAAGAATCAAGCAGCAGCTTGGAAACTAGTCATGGACAGGATGTTACCCCTTAGTTACTTTGAGAAGGATAGTGCCGGTGGTAGACAGTCTGTACAAATTACTATCTCAGGTGTCCCTAGTACCATCTCATCACAGAATAATGACAACTCCAATGACCCTATTGAAGGAGAATACACCAACAATGACGTTTAAGTATTTCAGTAGGGATGAGTTTGCTTGTCAAGCGACAGGTGAGAATGAAATAGAGGATGAGTTAATATATGCCTTGGATGAACTTAGAGAGCACTGTGGTTTTCCTTTTGTTATCACAAGTGGCTATAGATCACCTGACCATCCTATTGAGCTAGGTAAACAACGACCAGGTACACATGCACAAGGCATAGCAGCGGACATAGCTGTGTCTTCAGGTTTACAAAGGTACACTGTAGTAAAGAATGCTATTAAGTTAGGCTTTACTGGTATTGGTGTTGCTGGAGGTTTTGTGCATGTAGACATTAGAGCTACTGATACACCTGTAATGTGGACGTATAGTTAGTGCTTACTAACAAAGAGTACAAGAAGACTTTAGCACAACAAGAGGATCTAAACTGGGATGGAGATCCTGAGTTAGATGTTGAGTATGAGTGTGAGGAAGAGAAAGACTTGGATGAGCTAGCAGCAAGGCTGCGCGATAGCGAAGCTATCTATGTAGTTAAGTATTTCTATGACTGATCTTAACATACAGCTACTGGATTGGCAGCAACAAGTATGGGAAGACCCTACTAGATTTAAGATTGTAGCTGCTGGTAGACGTACAGGTAAGTCCAGACTAGCAGCATGGATGTTAATTGTTAATGCTCTTCAGGCAGACAGAGGCCATGTGTTCTATGTAGCTCCAACACAGGGACAGGCCAGGGACATCATGTGGCAAACACTATTGGAGCTGGCGCACCCTGTTGTAACTAACGCACACATAAACAACCTACAGATTAAGTTAGTCAACGGTGCAACCATCAGCCTCAAGGGTGCTGACAGACCAGAGACTATGCGTGGTGTGTCACTAAAGTTCCTAGTGATGGACGAGTACGCTGACATGAAGCCAGAAGTTTTTGAGCAGATCCTTAGACCTGCCTTGGCTGACCAGAAGGGTGCTGCACTGTTCATTGGTACACCTATGGGGCGTAATCACTTCTATGACCTGTACAAGTACGCAGAGCTAGAGGACGATGAGTCCTATACTGCATGGCACTTTACAAGTTATGACAATGAGTTGTTAGACCCAGACGAGATTGACCTAGCTAAGAAGTCTATGTCATCCTACGCATTCCGTCAAGAGTTCATGGCATCATTTGAAGCTAGAGGCTCAGAGATGTTCAAGGAAGAGTGGGTTAAGTTTGGTGAGACACCAGAGATAGGTGACTACTACATAAGCATTGACTTAGCTGGCTTTGAGGACGTAAGTAAGAAGAGAACTAAAAACTCTAAGCTGGATGAATCAGCTATTGCTGTTGTTAAAGTAAATGAGAATGGCTGGCACCTAGAGAACATCATATACGGTAGGTGGGACTTAGCGGAGACAGCTAGGAAGATCTTTGAGGCTGTTAGAGACTACAGACCTATCAGTGTAGGTATTGAGCGTGGTATCTCTAAGCAAGCTGTGATGTCACCCTTGATGGACTTGATGAAGCAGCGTGGTAGATTCTTTGTTGTAGAGGAACTAACACACGGCAACAGAAAGAAAACAGACAGAATTATGTGGGCGCTACAGGGTAGATTTGAGAATGGTCAGATTACTCTAGGTAAAGGTGAGTGGAATAGTAGATTCATGGATCAGTTATTCCAGTTCCCTGACCCGTTAACACATGATGACCTTGTGGATGCCTTTGCGTACACAGACCAACTGGCTAAGGTAGCCTACAATTATGACTTTGAGATTGATGATCTTGAGGTCTTAGACGCAGTAACAGGATATTAACATGGCGAAGTCAAAAGTAAATGCTGCTGGTAACTACACCAAACCCACTATGCGTAAAAACCTATTCAATAAAATCAAAGCAGGTACAAAAGGTGGCAAGGCTGGACAATGGTCAGCGCGAAAGGCACAGATGTTGGCAAAAGAATACAAAGCCAAGGGTGGAGGATACAAGTAATGGCTCTAGCTAAGTCACAGAAGTCACTGAAGAAGTGGACTAAGCAGAAGTGGCGTACAAAGTCAGGCAAACCTAGCACTCAAGGAGCTAAAGCTACTGGAGAACGCTACCTACCAGAGAAAGCAATCAAGTCTTTGTCTGCAAAAGAGTACGCAGCCACCACCAGAAAGAAAAGAAAAGACACTAAGGCTGGTAAACAACACTCTTCACAGCCTAAAAAGATAGCAAAGAAAACCAAACGCTCACGTTCAAGGTAAAAAAGTATGGATTACGGTGACAATGACGTTCTGTCTAGCGACGAACACCTAGAAAACTGGGTAATGGCTAAGTGTGACTCGTGGCGAGACCACTATGAGTCCAATTATTCAGAAAGATTTGAAGAATTCTACCGTTTGTGGCGTGGAATATGGGCAGCAGAGGACATGGAGCGCAAAAGTGAGCGTTCACGTATCATTTCACCTGCATTACAGCAGGCTGTAGAGTCCAGTGTAGCAGAAATTGAGGAAGCAACCTTTGGTCGTGGTAAGTATTTTGACATTACCGACGATATGGGTGATGCAGAGTCTCAGGACGTTGTATATTTACGCAGTAAACTGCATGAGGACTTTGAGAAGACTCAGATACGCAAGCAAGTAGGTGAGTGTCTTATCAACAGTGCTGTATTTGGTACTGGTGTAGCTGAAGTAGTGCTAGAGGAAGTCAAAGAAATGGCTCCTGCTACACAACCTATCATGGACGGACAACTACAGGCAGTAGGTGTTAACGTCACAGACCGTACAGTAGTTAAGCTACGCCCCGTACTGCCTCAGAACTTCTTGATTGACCCAGTAGCTACCTCCATACAGGACGCTATAGGCGTTGCTGTAGATGAGTTTGTGCCACGACACAAGGTACAACAGCTACAGGAAGAAGGTGTCTACAGGAGCGTGTACGTAGGTCAGGCGGCTAGTGACTACGACCTAGAGCCAGATCAAGACCTAACGAGCTACGACGAGGACAAAGTACGCCTAACGAAATACTATGGACTTGTGCCTCGTTACTTGCTAGAGATTGGTGAGAAAGAAGCACTGCTTGACGATGACGAAGACATTGCTGATATTGAACTAGAGGAACCAGAGAACGATGAAGATGCCAGCTATTACGTTGAAGCTATTGTGGTTGTGGCTAATGGAGGCATCCTACTAAAAGCAGAAGCTAACCCATACATGATGCAGGATCGTCCTGTAGTAGCCTTCCCTTGGGATGTAGTTCCAGGTAGGTTCTGGGGACGTGGTGTGTGTGAGAAGGGTTACAACAGCCAAAAGGCGCTTGACACAGAGCTTCGGGCACGTATTGATGCTTTAGCATTAACTGTGCATCCAATGATGGCTATGGACGCTACACGCCTTCCTAGAGGCTCTCGTCCAGAAGTACGTCCAGGTAAGATTTTGTTGACCAACGGCGACCCTAAGTCTGTCATCAACCCATTCAACTTTGGTCAGGTTAGTCAGATTACATTTGCACAGGCAGCAGAACTACAGAAGATGGTTCAGATGTCTACAGGTGCTATTGACTCTGCTGGTATTCCTGGCAGCATTAACGGTGATGCTACGGCTGCTGGTATCAGCATGTCCCTTGGTGCAATCATCAAGCGACACAAGCGTACCTTAATTAACTTTCAACAGTCCTTCTTGATTCCTTTTGTTAAGATGGCTGCTTGTCGTTACATGCAGTTTGACCCAGAGAACTATCCTGTCAAGGACTACAAGTTTAACACTACGTCTACTCTAGGCATCATTGCTCGTGAGTACGAAGTGACACAGCTTGTACAGTTACTGCAGACAATGTCTCAAGAGTCTCCACTGTACAACACGTTGATTCAGTCAATTATTGACAACATGAACCTGTCTAACCGTGAAGAACTGATGGCTAAGTTAGCTCAAGCAGAACAGGCATCGCAGCCTACTGAAGAGCAACAACAGATGCAACAAGCGGCTGCACAGGCACAGATGGCCTTCCAGCAGTCACAAACAGCAGCATTAAACGGTCAGGCACAGGAGTCTAGTGCTAGAGCGCAGAAGATTGCTGTAGAGACACAGCTTGCACCACAGGAGCTACAGATTGACCAGATTAAAGCAGTCACAGCTAACCTGAAGGCAGGCGATCAAGAGGACAAGGAGTTTGAGCGTCGTATGAAGATTGCTCAGACGTTCTTGAAAGAGAAAGAGATTGACCTAAAGAATCAACCTCAACAACAACCAAGTCAACCCCTTAGACTACAACAAGGATAAATTGATGGTCGTAACACGTACAGAACTAACTCAGATAGTAGATCAAGTCAACAAAAAGTTTGATGAACTAGAGGCTAAGATTAAAGAGTTAGAGGAACTAAATGCTAAGAATACAGCATCACCTAGAAAAGTTACAAAACAAACACAGAAGGCGGCGTAATGGCGAAAGAAAAAGATTCGCGTCTCCAACGTGCTGGAGTTAGCGGTTACAACAAACCAAAGCGTACACCAAACCACCCTACTAAATCTCATGTGGTGGTAGCTAAGGAAGGTGATAAAGTTAAGACCATTAGGTATGGTCAACAAGGAGTCAGTGGCGCAGGGAAGAACCCTAAGACAGCTTCTGAAAAAGCAAGGCGTAAGTCTTTCAAAGCAAGACACGCAAAGAATATAGCTAAAGGCAAGATGTCTGCAGCATATTGGGCTAATAAATCTAAGTGGTAGTAAGGAGAATACTATGCCAATGGTAGGTGGAAAGAAGTACAGCTATACCCCTAAAGGTAAAGCAGCAGCAGCTAAAGCTAAGAAACGCATGAACAAAAAGAAGAAGTAATAATGATAGCAGAGATAAGTGCAATTGTTGCTGGTGTCAATGCTGCTACGTCTGCTATCAAGCGTGTAGCTGAGACTACCAATGACATCTCAAGTATCTCTGCTTTCTTATCTACTCTTGGAGGTGCAGAGGTAGAATTAGCTAGAGCGCAGAATGAAGGCAAGCTATCCGAAGGCGATGCTGTTAAAGCTGCACTAGCTAAGAAACAAATACAGGAGACTATGAAGGAGATCAAGGATCTCTTTACAGTCAGTGGTAACGGACAACTCTATCAAGAAGCTATGCTTGCTATGGCTGAAGCTAGAAAGGCTAAACAGCTAGAGTTAGCTAGAGCAATAGCAGCTAAGAAGAAATTTTGGAAGGACGTTAGAGAGATAGGTGCTGTCATAGGTGTACTGGTATTTCTAGTACCTATGTGCCTAGCACTTTTAA